GTAGTTCGGATGAGCTTGGTTAGTTTGTCTATTGGGTTTACTGGGGCTATAGTAGGTGTAACCTTAGGGGCAACAGTTTTCTCTACTTCTGCTGTTACTTGGAACATATCGTCCAAGGATTTCCCGAATTTGGTTTGCCCTTCGTTGATTAGTTGTGCCCGTCTTGCCCAATCTCTTATAGCTTCTTCTGGGTATCCTCTCTGGCGGGAGAATTCCAGGTTTTGTCTAAGGTTTGCTTCGGGGTAGAACTTCTTAGACCTTGTTTTACTTATAGAAGCTTCTTTTGCAGTCATGGCTGATTTAAGTCCCTCACCTGCTTCAAGTTCAGCAGCAGTTGTCCTTGCTTCTATAGCCTTGAATTCTGCCAGCCACGCTTTTTCGGAACGGGTGGGTTGTTTTCTAGCCCTAGTAAGTTCTTCTTTTACTACTTGGTCTACACGCTCTCTTGCTAAAGGTTTTCTCAAGGTTCTAGCATCTCTGAGAGTAGTTTCTAGGAAAAGCTTAATCTTGGTGGGTCGCCAGTCACGCATAATGTGAGCTTGTTTTGCTCCAACAAGGGGGGCAAGCTCTTTGTATAACCCTGCTCTTGCTTCTTTTGGCAGTCTGAGTATACCTACAGGACTACCTACAGAACCTTTTACTTGTTCTGCAAAACGAGCCTCTGGGTATTCATCTAAAATTTTTCCAACTTTAGCTACGCCTTCTTTAGTGACTACGGGCTTGTAAGCTTTACTTGCAGCTATCCTAGCTTGTTTAAGCTCCTTCATTGAAGCCCTTAAGGCTTCATACAATTGGGGGGCTTTTCTCTTAACAGAGTCCATCTCTGTTTTAGTGGCCACCTCACCTTGAGAAACCTTTGTCAGGATTTTCATAATTGGAGCCATAGCTTTTTCATTTGCTCTAGCAGAGAGAGAAGTAAAAAGCTTCTTCAAGCCCATATAGGGCAACTTAATAGGGGCAGTAGCAATTCTCTCGATAACTTGTTGAACATCAGCAAGGCTTCGTATTGTAACATCAAGAACTTTAGCTCCTAGCTTTCCTTTACCTACTGTTGGAGAAGCAACCATTCTAATTGTTGTTCCTACTCCGCTAGCTTCAATAGCTTTTGGAAAGGGCAAGGGTAGCCAACGTAGGGCAGCTATACTTATAATATCTCTACCAAGGATTTCGCCTGGACTTTGCATTGGTAAATATCGTTCACTTGTAGGTTTACTTGGTAGAAAAGGCAGTCTTTCTGTTTCTAAGCCTTCTTCAGTTCTGGCTCCTATTGTAACTTCTTTCTTTGCTTCTTGAGCCATAAGTTGAGTAGCCCAAGCTACTGGGTCAGGCTTTCCTGTTTGTTTGGCGTAAGATAGAAGCCTACTATATGTATCTATTTTATGCTTTTCTGACGGCTTTGCCCAATAGTATTGGCTAAAAGGTAATGTCTTTGAGAGCCCCCCCAAAAGACCTTCATAGGTAGGATATGGCGAAGGTTTCTCAGTAGCCAACATAGAAGGCATCTGAGAAGGCACCTGAGAAGTCATCCTTGCTGAAGCCCCAGTAGGTTGCATTTGCTGAAGCCAAGGAAATTCCTGAGTCTGCCGAGCAAACTCTTCAGATATAGGAGGCTTAGTTGTTTTAGTAATGCCAATGTGCCCCTGCTCTCTAAGGTAATCCCGTAGAGCTACTATCTGGTCTAATCCATATGGTAGTTTTTGTTTTAATTCTGGCATATTTTAACCCCATCTTGTAGGGGGGGCAAAAAATCTTGGGTGGAACCCGCGTTCTTGTCGAGGAGCCTGTGCAAACTTGTTTGCAAAGTCAAAGTTCTGTAGGTATGCTTGAAGTGGGTCTTTGGGCATTTCTCCTACTCCTTGGTATTCATCGCCATACTTTGTTGCTTGTACCTCGCCTGCTCGTTGCTCCCTACGTAGCCTAACTACTTCGCTCCACCATGCTTTTCTTGCTTGCTGAATTGGTTCAAGAATTTCTCCAGTTCTCCCTGCCCAAAAGCGTTTTCCCTCAGGAGAAAGTTGAGATAAGAAAGGGGCAAGTTCAGCAGAACCTGCTTGTTGGTATGGCTCATCTGTTACTAGCCCTCCACGCCCTAAGTTTGGGTTAACGTTATAGCTAGCAGCACTTCTGCCACCCATATACTCGGCAGCCTGTTGCCCCGCCAGTTGAGCAAAATGTTGCTTTGCTTGTTCGTAGGCGTCCCAGCCACCTGCTGTGCCCATGAACTGCCTAAATTGTTCGGTGGAAACACCCTCGGTTGGTCTAAATTGTTCTTCTCTAGCCTTCACCCAAGGAGTCTTTTCTTCCTCAGAGGGCAGGGGCTTCTGCCAGTAGCTCCTGCCACCCAGCCATTCCGTAAGAGCTTTACCAGCTTTCGCTTGGTAAGCTGCTTCCCTTTCAGCTTTTGCTCCTGTTGCACTTTCTTTTAGTTGTTTAATATAAAGTTTTTGGCGGTATCCTTCTGGGTCGCTATAGAGCATGTCTATAATGGGGCTTACTTTGCGGAGTTCTTCTATTGATATTAGGGGGTTTTCTTCTGTGCCAGCCATATCCATTATAGCTTGGCGAACTTCCTGTGCTTGAGAAGCAGAAAGACCTGCTTCAAATTGAAGACGATAGAGGAAAGTATCTAGCTTTTGAGAAAGGTCTGCCCTTGGGCTTTGGAGCATCCCTGCTCCACCAAGACCAAACTGTGTACCTATATCCGCAGACGCTATTCCTTCCTGGTAGCGAAGCTTGTTTGCTTGGTTTACTTCATCTTGGGTGTAGCCCTTTTGAAATAAATATCTTGCGGCTTCCTCAAGTGTTTTACCTTGGGCAAGAAGTTTGTCTAGTAAGTCTTTAGCTTTTTCAACTCGTTCAGCCATTAAACTTCCTCCCCGATAATAGACATCCTAGCATTTTTAGCCCCCGGGGGCATACCCCCGCCCATTTCTGGAGGCATCACTTCTGGGGACATATTAGCTCCCGAAGGAGGTCTACGTGTTGCTCCCTGTGCTCCTTGTGCTCCCATGAAGGCTTGTATTTCAGCCATCACATTTCCAGCCCTATCATAGTCTTCTGCTGCTAAGTACCCCTCGAAGGCATCCCATAGTTGTATTAGAGGTAGGTGTTTTGCCCATTCTCTTGCTATCTTTTCTTGCTCAAGTAGTGTGTCGTCAATTCCAAGTAAGGAATCCTGTATGGTGTCAAGTGACAAGAACCCTGAATCGTGGGCAAGCCTAGCAAGCTCGTATCGCTGGGCATCATCTTTAGGTAGCTGAGGAACAAGGCGAACTTCTGGGTGCCAAGTTCCTTCAATGTCAGATGGCTTTATCTTGACAGCCTTCGGAATACCAAACGGGGTGTTTCGGCTAGTTCTGCCCCAGACCTCTATAGGTTTCCAACCTCCTTTGGAGTACTGCTCCAAGATAGAGGCGAAGGAAACTTTGTAGGCTCTTTCTAAGCAGTCTACAAAGGGTATTATCATTATATAAATGTCTGACCTGACTTGATTGATAGCAAAGCCAGATAGACGGAATCCTACTTCTCCCTGGGCGATATGGGAGATGCCCCCACGTTGTTCTTCGCTTGAGACAATGTTTACAAAGGCTCCAGCATCAGTGGGCATTGTAGGTTGCAGCAAAGGTTCAATTTTTTCGTTGGTCGTGGAGTCCATTGGGACGACACCAGCTTTTTCAACCTGCCAGATGTCCTCGTCCAAGGTTTTTTGCCCACCAGCAGACCAGTAACCTAGAGGAACTTTGACGCCTCGACGGACAATAGTTGCCCAATCCGAGAGCGTTTTATTTTTCATTGGGTAGATATTTCGGTTGGGGGCAAGGATAGACTCACCTTGGTGGACGTTGGCATATTCGTAGTTTTCTTGCTGTATAGGAGGTTGCTCTCCAGTTCGGATAATAAACACTGGTGTATAGTCTAACCCATGAGGCTTAAGCTCTTTTGCCCATTGGTTATCTACTATAACTCCATTATTTTTGGTGTCCCAGAAGTCTACAACTTCTGCTTCTTTTCTACCCTTGATGTCTATATCGTAGGTTTCTTTGATTTCTTCTTTGGTAGCTTTATAGGTGTTGGTAGCCCAGCTTGCTCCGTTTCGTCCTGTGCCATAAGCTACGTTGTATATATCCCAGGCAGCAATGTCAATTATGGTGTTGCCCTTTTTGTCTTTGTACACATATGGTCGGATGACTATTGTGCCACGTACTGTAGCATACCAAGCCATCTGGGCTTTCAAGGTGGGCATGTCTGGAATACGAATCAGGCGTTCGTCGTTGACAGTAAGGGAACCGTGCAGGAGGCGTTCAATGTTGCTGGCTTTGTTTCTCTCTTCCTCGGATTGGAGGACATCTTCGGGGATGCGTACAACAAGCTTAGCCTCCACAAGCATGGAGTTCCCCCGACGCACCAGGTTGTAGGGGGAGTTACTTGTGTAGCTATAGTAGCCTTTTCCAGCATCATAAGGCTTCAACCTGTAGAGATTGAAGTCTGTTTCCCAACGGGTTTTGCTCTTGAGGTACACTGTTGAGTTTCGGAACGCTGAGATAGCTGCCCGTATTTCGCCAATCTTTTCCATAGTGATTTACCTAACCTTCTATTGGTTCTTTCACGTCATTAGCAAAGACTTTCTTGGGAGGGGGCATACCCATTCTGGCTCTAGCAGATAGAACTTTTAGCTTAATCTGCATTGCTGGGTGCATATCAGACAAAACCAAGACGTCTTCAATTTTGTCTATTGCTAATGTAGGGATTCCTTCTACTGTAAGAGTAATTGGGAGAAGTTTCTCGGCTTCAGCAAAGGACAGTTTTCTTAGTTCACTCCATGAAATTACGTTCATAATCCTCCAAATTAAAAGAACTTTATCTTTGGGCGTTGTAGCATCTTGGCGTACCCAAACAAGTCAACTAGCCCATAGGCTAGGGCTTTGCAACCATGATTGTGCTTGTCATCTGGGGAGTCTCCTATAATGTTTCCTGAGTTGTCCACACGCCATTTGTAAACTTTTGTCATTCCGTCAAGGGGGTCGGGGCAGCCTCCCATTTCAGAGATGACCCCTCGGCAACGGGCGTTCATGTGTAGTAAAGGTACTCCAGTTATGGGGTTGACGTTGAGGAACGCCTTGACTCGTTCAATGCCATCTTGAATTCTAACCCTGGTAGACCTCAAGGGAACTCCAGCTTCCTTCATCCATACCTCGGTAGGGGCAGCCATAGCTTGATGCTGCCGAGCAGCAATGTCAATACTGCCTCCAGTGACTCGGCTCCACCAAGGTTTCTGCTTGCATACTTTTATAATATCGGAGGTAACTAACCCCCGCTCGTAAATTTCGTCAACAATATAAAGGTGTTCTCCTTGGATTTGGGCAACCTCAACCGAGTAGGCTGAAGCATAGCCAGGGTCTACAAAGAGGTAAACAAGTCCACTAGGGTCAAATTCGTAAAGCCCTCCTGTACCTGTATGGATGTGGTTTCGGAACTCATTGAAGACCATTCCACGTGGAGGTGTTGGTACTCCGCCGAATCGCTCCATGAACCATTCTTTAGACATTGCCCTTTCAAGGCGGAGGATTTCAGGGTCTTCCCGCCCTCCTGGGAATATGAATGTATTACTCCAAGTGGGCAGGCTAAAGGATACTAAGTCTTCATCGTTGAGAGCGTGCCCTCTCTGGAATGCCTCGACATACCAGCCAAGGCTACTTTCGAATGTCCCTGATAGGAGCATCCAGCCACGCTTTTCTGCCAACCTACCGATAAGTCGAAGGTAGGTTTCGAAGTCTATCTGACTTGCCTCACAGACGAGGATGCCATCTGGAGCTTCCATAGCTAACTTGCGAGGGTCTTTGGCTGACTTTGTAGCAATTCTGAAGACTACACCTTTTCCTACGTCGTCAAAGACAAGGATTTCGCCTGGGTCTACTTGCTTTGTTGCTGTAAAGCGAATGCCCAGTTTTTCTAACGCCATACAAATATATTCAAATTCTGCTTTTGTTCTCTCGTAATCGGCTGCAACAAGCCACAGAAGTGGAGAGGTAAATAAACGAGCTATAGCATCCATAGCTGCGCTACGACTTTTGCCTGCCCGCTCTCCACCTGCGACTAATCTAAGACGAGAATTACAGAAATGGATTGCTTCTTGTTCTTTTGTTGGTACGTAGTCTAATTTTTTGAAGATGAGTTTTACTTGCTCTGCGTTGAGCATCCTGCTTCCTTCTTACTATTAAACTTCTTTACAAACTGGCAATTCATACAAAGGGTTTGGTAGCCCGCTGGGAAACTATTTTGTTTTAACCAACGGTAAAAAGCTTTACCTCCTGCATTATGAAGCTGCTCTCGATGTTTTCTTCCGCAACCATTTATATGGTCTATAGATAGACAAGGCAAGCGGGCTTCTTTACATATAACACACTTAGGTTCCCCAAAACCGTAGTGTCCAAGAACAACAATTTTTAGTTTCTCCTCATATTTTCTTTCGTATTCTCGCTGTTGTTCTTTATGGTCTGCTGACCACTTTTGAAAATAGTCCTTAATCTTCTCTTTATTACGAAGATACCAATTACGCTGGTTTGCCCTTATTTGTTCTTTATTTCTTTCTCTGTATTCTTTATTTTTCTTCTTTGCTGTTTCTTTATCTTTATATGGCATTAACTATTTCCCCTTGCAAAGGAGTGGGGTGGTAGCCTATTTGCTTAAAGATTAAGTCTCGTTGGGCTTTTGTGGGTATTGTCATTATATTCTTACGGAATAACTTGTCCTTTACCTGTCTCCCACCTTGCTAGAATCTTGTCGGGGGTAGTTCTAGTTGGGTCATCGTGGTAACATTCCCTCACTTCAATAAAGCCTCTCTCCTGATTGTCTAATCCCTTATTGATAGTAACTGCTTTCTTAAAGAATGGAGCAAGTGCATCCCTGAGAGCCACCATTGTAGCTTTATCAACATCTCTGAAAGGTAATTTAATATCCACTGTATATAACATCGTTCACCTCACACATTGAATAAATGTCTTTCCCGATTATAAATACTTAAGTATTGAGCCGCAGTTAGTAAAGTTCCCCCGATTTGAATACGGTTAAGGCAGAGACTACCAACAAGGTAATACTGAAGGGGGGTATTATCGTTATAGTCTCTACCAAATTCCAAGTTTTCCGTGTTATCAATAGAACCCATAGCTGCCCCTGCTGTGCCTGTGCCCTGTGAAACGCCATCTATGAACACTTCCACAACATCGGTTGCGGAATTAAAGTTGCCACTACAAAAATGCCAGGTACTATCCGCAGGATTGGTAGCACAAGCAGAAGCTGTTACAGCCGTTGTTCCATCAGTCACCAATAACTGTAAGTATGGGTTAGAAGTTCTAAGATAAAAAGCATAACCCGCATCTGCTGTAACTGCTAATTCATTCTCTTTTTGGATAAGTACCTCAACTCCTGCTATGGCTGGAACATTTATCCATGTCATTAGGGCAAAACTCTCTGTAGTTACCTTACAGACATCACCAAAACCAACATAGTCATTCCCATCGTAGCTAAGATACCAAAGCCCCTTATTGCTCCTTGTCCAAGTAGCCCCATTTATCGTGCCATCATTTCCATTACCACTCCAGTCTTTTATAGTAGCACCAAGAGGAAGATAGCCAGGACAGTGTAATGCACTATTAGCTAACGGAGGGATAATTTTTTGAGATACTTCCAATGGTATTGGTATACTTGGAATTGTTAATCCAACAGACATACTATCCTCTCAATTATGTAAAGTATATATACCTAACACCCTCGCCGCTTACCAAGGCATCTATGTAGACATCAGCTAAGTTGTCTACAGGTAGTGGTAAGGTTTCTCCTGGGTATAACACAATACCTGTTCCTGTAGCTACTGTAGCATCTACTCCAGAGCCTCCTACTGCTATAGTGCTTGTATTGTCAGTCTGGGCTTGGATAATGACAAGCTTTGCTGCAGTAGAAGCAGCTAGGACAACATCAACTCCTGCTGTTCCAACAACGGTTGCTCCATGCCCCATTCCTGTTATATTGTGGTCGGTTTTTTTGCTAAAGGGTTCTATAGGTAATGCCATATTAAATTTCCTCCCTAGTTTTTTCTGCCTCCACGACTTCTTTAATTTTTGTGGGCAGAGCAACTTCTTCAGCTTTTGCTTCAGGTAGTTGCTTCGGAGGCGGTTCCTGCCCAACAGTCTTCAAGTCTTCAAGGAGTTGTTTCATTCGACCATCTACAAGCTCAAACTTGAAGTTGTCCCGATATTTTTCGGGGCGAATTGATTTCAAACGGAAAAACCGAGCCATAACGTAGGGCATGGTTATAGGCTTGCCTGTCTCCTCGACGATGGCTTGCTCTATTTCCTGCTCTAGTCTGTCGGCTCTAATTTGGTTTGCTTGCTCTAGTAGTCTTGACCACTCGGAGTCTTTTTGCCTCCAGCCATATAGCTTCAGCTTTGAAATCCCTAGAATCTTGGCTGCTTGAGATAGGTTACTCACCTGTTCAGAGTCCATCAACTCAATTATTTGATTCTTGACGGCTATAATCTCAGCATCCCGAAGGTGTTCTTGGATTTTAGTGCTGTTCGGCTTTCTGCCTGTCTTTTTGGCGTCTGGTCTGTTATGAGACCCAAGAGGTCTACCAGGACTTTGCTTTGAAATTTTTTCCTCCCTGTATGGTAAAATGTCATCCCAAAATGGCGGGAAACCATGTTCTTCGGCGAACTCTAGCTGTTCTTGAGTGTAGCTTCTTGGCATTCAACATCTCCATTAAAACGGATTAGTTGAATTAGTATAGAAGAGTATGGTTTTCCTCTGTCTGTGTAGTCTTCTACAATATCGTGGCACTTAGGGCATAACCTTACTCTGTTCCTAGCTATATCTTGCCCTCCTTTTAGCAGGGGTTTTATGTGATGGAGAGATATAGCCTTTGATTTACGACAAACAGGGCATAACCCTGCAGTCTTGGGAGAAGTTCTACGCTGGCTTTTTAACTTTTTAACATCTCCATGTACTATTTTGGTGTTTTCGCTGTTTTGTCGCGTGTAGCCATCGGGTTCTTCATGTGTAGAGGGTCGCCGTTTTCGTTGTCCTACCACCAAAAACTTGGGGCACTGCACAAGTTCTATTTGTTTGAACTGCTTGCAAGGCTGACGACATTGTTTACAAGTACTGTTGACTCCTGAAAACACTTCTTGAACTCCTTTTATATTTCTCTTATATTCCCAGGGGTATATCCCGGTGGATGTGGGTCAAAGGGGTCTTTGTTGTGCAGGGGGGTAATCCAAGCCATTTTTGCAGGAGTAGGGTAGATAACAGAAGGGGTTTCTTGGCTGCAAAGAGGGCAAGGAACATTGTGCTGGTCGTCATGCTTTTGTTTTAGTTCCCATTGGTGTTGGCAATGGGGGCATTTGAAATCGTAGTAAGGTATGTCACACCTCTTCTTTTGAATATTATAATAAGGCTCAAGATGAAGATGACTCCAAGTTGGGCAGCCATAAACAGTTGTGTGTAATGTGTGTAGCACCAGAGGAGTTCGAGAAGTTCATTCATTTTAAGCCTCGTGGAAGAGTTTGAGGAAGTCAGTTATCATGGGGTACTTGCTGGCTGTCTGGATGGGCAAGCCCATTTCTCTGACAAATTCTGCACAGAGTTCCCAGCAAGTGTATTTGCGATTTTTGATGCGTCCTATTTTGATACCTAAATGCCTGAGAAGGTATTGCAGGGCAGTCCAGAAGTAGACCTCGGCATCGTAGGGGCAGTCTATGCGCTGGGACATGAAGAGAAACATTTCTTCGGGGGAAGGAGGTTCAGGGAGCCAGCGGTAGGGCAGGACATCGAAGCCGATTCGGCTGCAAGGGAGGAGGTTGATTTGAACTCCGCCGAGGGCAGATTCGAGGATGAAGTAGCCCCTGGGAGCCTTGGAGTACACCAAAGCCATGTGCCACCCCCAGCGGTTCCATCGGCGGTTGAAGAGCCAGAGCAGTCGGCTGAGGAGCTGGAAGAAGAATCCAGAAACTTTATATATTAAAATGTCGCCTGGTTGGAGTTGTATTTTTGTCATGGTAGGCTCAAGTATTTTATTTAGCTTGGGGTAGGCTCGGAAGTCGCCTTTGTTAATATTAAAGAGAGACAGGGATATACCACCAACTCTTGGAACGAATGGGCATCCTACCCCCTCCTTTGCCTTGCTGCCTTGAAGGCAATATGGCTACCTGGTTACTTTTAAGTCTTGGTTACTTTCTGTTACTTTAAGGGACTAGCCATATGCTGATGGGGAAGCTAGGCTTTTTGTGAACTACGTGTATCTAGTGTTATTATAACATACCCTATTCACAACCTGTCAAGTCTACTCACAACCATTGGCAGCCATCCACAGCCATACACAGCTAACCACAAGTATTCTACTAACTATCTCATATCGAACCTAACTATCTTACGTTGTCCACACGGAAACAGGTAAAAACTACAGGCACTACACAATATTTACGTAGTAAATATTTTCAGCTTGACAAGCCCCCTGAGGCTGTGGTAAGCTGAAATTGAGCTTGGGCAACGGGCTTCAGGCTCAAATCAGCTTCGGGAGGCGCAAAAATGACTACAGCCACACTCGACCACTACCTCGACAGCCACTTGCTAAACATCCGTAGGCACCACAAGTCAGGAGAGCCTAT